AGACCACTTTGCTTCAGAATGGCGCATCCGCAACCGCACCACAAAGCCCGCCAATGCGCCTTCGCAGGAGTTGGTAGAGAGGATGGTGGCTTGTATTCGCGCGGTCTCACAAATGCCATGGCCAAGGCAGGCTGAAAAAGCTCGCGCCATCCTCGCAGAACTAGAGCTGGTCGATCCTGACTTGGAACTGGCGCGGGAGGTTGCCGTGGAATCATGCATCGGACATTCCGACGGATGGGCAAATGATGTCCGCGAAGGCAAGCACGATGACTATGGTGAAGTGCGCGCAGCCCTAGCCGCAATCAAGCGCGTTAGAGCGGAGAAGGGGTGATGGGAGAGCAAGATGATACATTCATCACGGCAAAGGTGGGTTGGATGGAAAACGGACTGGGCGAAAAATGTGGAGTGTGGCTTCAGAGGGCACACGAAACGCATCGCCGCATTATTAACTTCGAAGACCAAAAGGTGCGCGAAGCTTTGATTGAATTAGGGTGGACGCCGCCCGAAGAAACCCCACTTGCCCAGACAGACAATAGAGGCTAGATAGGGGGTATGACTTTCACCCCTAAAATCCTGCGCATGATTTTTTTCAAAGGAAATCAAGATGGCGCACGGGGGTAAGCGCCCTGGTGCCGGTAGGCCTAAAGGGGCTAAGGACAAGCTGACACGCGAAGCGGGTGCTAGCCTTGCTGAGATAGCGCGGGAACACACGGAATCCGCCATAGAGACACTTTTGCAGATTGCGGTTTCTGGTGAGAGCGAGGCTGCTAGGGTGAGCGCAGCAAACGCGCTGCTTGATCGTGGTTACGGTAGGGCTCCGCAGTCAATCGAGCACACGGGCGAGGTCGCATTCAGCAAAGCCACTGAACTGTCAGACGACGAACTGGCAAAGCTGGCAACCGGGCGGTGACGATAACTCAGCAGGAGGCTGCAACGGAACTCCTGCGCCGCCGCCGCGCCAGAAGCAACCTTGTCGACTATGCCCGTTATATCGACGTTCCCGGCGCACCAGTCACGGAAGACGATCCCGACTGTGAGACGTTCAAGCCGGTAGAGACAGTTCTGGCCGAGCATCACGAAATCATCCTCAATGCGACGCAACGCTGCATAGAGCGGCATCGCGGGCGCACGATGTTGTTCCTGCCTCCTGGTAGCGCGAAGTCGACATACGCAACGGTGGTGGCCCCTACTTGGGCAATGGGGCGCACGCCGGGTTTCAAGATGATTGTTGCCAGTTACGGCAGCGACCTTGCCAAGAAGTTCGGGCGCAGGATGCGTTCGATTGCCAAGCAGCGTAAATTCGAAACCCTGTTCAATACATCACTCTCGCCTGAGAGTGGAGCGGCTGATGAGTGGGCACTGGTCAACCAGTCCGAAATGATGGCGGGCGGTATCCTGTCAGGCATTACTGGCAACCGCGCAGACTTCATCGCCATTGACGATCCTATCAAGGGTCGCGAGGCTGCTGACTCCGATGCTATCCGCAACAAAACCGAAGAAGCATACACTGACGACATTCTTAGCCGCCTAAAGCCCGGTGGCTCGCTGATGATCACACAAACCCGCTGGCACGAAGACGATCTTGCAGGACGTATATTGCCTGAGGGATGGGCTGGCGAGAGCGGTATGATTGATTGCCGCGACGGTGAAACGTGGGAGGTTATTTGCATTCCCGCCCAGGCCGAGAGGGTTGATGATTATCTTGGCCGCCTGCCCGGTGAGTATATCTGGCCCGAATGGTTTGGTGAAGATCACTGGCAACCATTCAAGCGTAAGCCCCGCACATGGTCTGCCCTGTATCAGCAAAGGCCGTCACCAGACGCCGGGTCGTACTTCAAGCGCGAGTGGATCATCGAAATGGATGATGTCCCCAAGAGCGAGACAATGACCATATTCGGCGGCTCCGACTATGCCGTGACCGATGATGGCGGGGACTACACGGTACATGCCGTATTGGGTATCGACCACACAGGGCGTCTATGGTTACTAGATCTATGGCGCGAACAATCCGCTTCAGATGTTTGGGTTGAAAGCTTTTGCGCACTGGTTAGGCAGTGGAAGCCAATCGGGTGGGCTGAAGAAGCGGGGCAGATCAAGTCTAGCGTCGGGCCATTTCTGGTTAAGCGTATGATGCAAACTCAATCTTATGTGGCGCGGGAGAAGTTTCCAACTCGTGGCACAAAGGCCGCCCGGGCGCAGTCTATCCGAGGGATGATGGCTCTGGGGGGGCTACATGTAAGGCGCGGCGCACCTTGGTTTGCGGATCTTGTGAGCGAAATGCTCAGCTTCCCTGTCGGCAAGAATGACGATCAGGTGGACGCGCTTGGATTGGCGGGGCAGCTCATTGCAAAAATGGATTTTGGTGCTACACCTGAAGACGCTAAACCGAAACCGGGAGCGCCGCCGCGTGTTGTTGCGGATGGTGTAATTGCTCCACCACTGAGGATGAGGCGTTGAACGAAGTCCGCAACTTTACCGGCACCGATGAGGAAGCACGGGAAAAGGCATCTGCGCCAATCCTTGCGGCGTTGAAGCGTTCGGAAGACGCGTTTCGCGAGTGGGACGCCACCTGCCACATGATCGATGACGTGTATTCCAAGCACGGTGCATCTTATGAAAGCCTGATGACCTCTTATGGTGGTGAGGCATGGCAGGACGCGCAGATGGACCTGTTCTGGTCCTCGTCCGAAGTCCTGAAGCCCGCTATCTACGCCAAGCCCCCACAGCCCGCTATCTCGCCCATCTTCAAGGATGGTGGCGCGGTCAAGACAACCACTGCCGAATTGCTGGAACGCGCTGCGGTGTCGACGTTCAAGAACAGCGGCATTGACGAGGTAATGCAAAGCACGCGCGACGACCTGATCTTTTCGGGTCGCGGTGTCATGTGGCTGCGTTACGAAACAGACGGCGGCAAGAAGGTTTGTGTCGAGCATCTGGACCGCGACGACTTCCTGCACGATGTAGCGCGCAAGTGGTCTGGTGTTGGCTGGGTTGCTGGCGGGTTCTGGATGAGCCGCGACGAGATCAAGAAACGGTTCAAGGACATTACCGATGAGCAGATTGACGAGATCAAGTTTCTTGAGCGCCGCGATGAAGATAACAGCGACGAAAAGTCCATGTCTGCTAAGGCCAAGGTCTGGGAGGTCTGGCACAAGGCGAACAACCGGGTATATTGGGTAACGGAGGGGCTGGACGTTTACCTTGACGACAGCGAGCCGCACCTCAAGTTGAATGACTTCTTCCCCTGCCCGCGCCCTGCTTACGGCACGCTGCGCAGGCGTTCGCTTATTCCTGTGCCCGACTTCGAACGCTATGCGGGGATGTTCTCCAAGATCAACACGCTGACCAGCCGCATTTACCTGCTGCTTGATCAGGTGCGGATGAAGGGCATTATTCCGGGCGGTGGTGATGTGGCGACAGCCATTGAAACGCTGATGAAGTCGGATGACGACAGCATTCTGATTGCGGTGCCTGGGGCTGCATTGATGGAAGGCACAGCTGCGGTTGTCTGGATGCCGCTTGACCAGATCGCTAACGCTATCACGGGATTGATCGAAGCCCGCCGCCAGTTGATTGAAGACTTCTACCAGCTTTCCGGCATATCGGACATCATGCGCGGGGCTACCGAGGCAGAGGAAACCTTGGGCGCGCAGCAGATGAAGGCGCAGTATGGCTCGGTGCGTGTGCGCTGCAAGATCGATGAAATGCAGCGTCTGGCGGCTGACGCGGTAAAGATCGCATCGGAGATACTGGCCGAAAAGTTCGACGGCGATACCCTGCTTGAAATGTCGCAGATGGACTTGCCAACGCGCGCTGACATCAAGAAGCGCATCAAGGAAATCGAGAACGCTGCCGAGCAGGAAATGAAGGCGCTTGGCGACAAGGCCGAGCAGATGGCGGGGCAAGTCGAGGATCCGCAGCAGGCGCAGGCAATGTTCCAGCAGGAACAACAGGCGATTTACCAGAAATATGCGCCGATGCTGGAGGAAGCGGAAAACCTCGTTCCGATTGACGACGTGGTGGACCTCCTGCGCGATGACAAGGCGCGCTCGTTTGCTTTCGAGATTGAGACAGATAGCACGATCCTGACTGATGAACTGGCGGAAAAGCAGGCACGTGCCGAGTTCATCACGGCGTTCAATGGTGCAGCGCAGGGGCTTATGTCGATTGCCAGCATGGGTGAACCGGGGGCAAAACTTGCCGGTGAAATGCTCAAGTTCTCGCTGGCTCCGTATCGCGTGGGCCGTCAGATGAATGCGGCTATCGATGAGTTCGTCAAGCAGGCCCCTGCCATGATTGCATCGCAGCAGGGTGAAGATC